CCAGATCAACAGGGAAGGCTTAATGAATTGATTGACGATTATAATCTTTCAATGAAAGAGCGTTCATATTGGGAAGCAGATTCTATCCTAGATAAAATAACAAGAGAATTTGGTAAGGATATTGCTGACCAAGTTGACCAGCAAGGTGTGGCGGAGGGCTTATCAGAAGATGTACAAGGACCGGATGAAGTTCAACAGATTAAAGACTTTATCAAATGGTCAATGAAAACATTGAATGTTAAAACTAAACCTAAATTTACATTAAGTAAGAACACAGAACAAGCACAAGCTGGTCATCATACCGGTGCACACAGTGGTGATAGAATTTGGGTATATATCGGCAATCGTAATCTAATAGATATTTTCCGTACTATATTCCATGAATTGGTACATCAACGTCAAAGTGAACTTAACATGATTAAAGACGGTGACAGTTATCCTGGCTCACCAATAGAAGCAATGGCTGATATGATGGCGGGTAAGTATATTAAGATATACGGTAAAGAACACCCAGAAATCTTCCAATAAGGTTACCTTACTTACGCAAATTGTTTGACTTCTTAGCAGATTAGTGTATAATAACTACTTTACTAAGGAGTATCTATGAACGATGTGAAAACATTCAGCGGCGATCAAAAAATTAAATTAACCCAATTGATTAATGAAGGTATGGCAGTGATGCATGAGATTGACACACTGCAAGGCGGGTTAACTGACACAGTAAAAGCAATTGCAGAAGAACTAGAAGTTAAACCTAGTGTACTTAAAAAGGCAATTAGAATTGCCCATAAAGCAAGTTTAACACAATCAAATCAAGAACACGAACAACTCAACACTATTTTGGAAACAGTGGGCAAGACACTTTGAGTTATGTAGATGCCATCCATTCACGGGATGAAGATAGAATTTATGTAGTAGAACGAGGAGTTGACGGTAAGCGTCATTACAAAGAGTTCCCTGCCAATTATGTTTTCTATTACCCTGATAACAAGGGAAAGCATCGTAGCATTTATGGCAATCCTGTTAGTAGATTCAGTACACGTAAACGTTCAGAGTTTGAAAAAGAACGAAGAATACACGGTGGTAAAAAACTCTTTGAGAGTGATATCAACCCAGTATTTCGTTGTCTCAGTGAAAACTACTTGGGTGTAGATGCACCCAAACTACACACGTGTTTCTTTGACATTGAAGTAGACTTTGATCCAGAAAAAGGTTTCAGTCCTACTAGTGATCCGTTCAATCCAGTAACAGCAATCAGTTGTTACTTAGATTGGCTTGACCAATGTGTTACATTAGTTATTGCACCAAAGCACATGACTACTGAAACTGCTTGGGAAATAGTTAGAGAGTTTCCTAACTGTATGCTTTTCAACAGCGAAAAGGAAATGTTTGATGTTTTCTTTCAGTTGATTGAAGATGCAGATGTATTAACTGGTTGGAACTCAGAAGGATACGATATACCTTACATGGTTAATCGTGTCACACGTGTGATGAGTAAAGACGATACTCGCAAATTCTGTTTAATGGGTCAACTACCTAAACCAAGAGAATATGAACGATTTGGTAAGTCAGAACAGACTTATGATTTAGTTGGTCGTATTCACATGGATTATCTTCAACTTTATAAGAAGTATAACTACGAAAGTCGCCATAGCTATAAACTAGATGCTATTGGTGAGATGGAAGTTGGTGAAAACAAAACACAATATGAAGGTACTCTTGACCAATTGTATAATAAAGACTTTAAAAAGTTTATTGAATACAACAGACAAGATACTATGTTGTTGGTTAAGATTCACAACAAACTTAAATTCTTAGAATTGGCTAATCAACTAGCACATGAAAATACTGTACTGCTTCCAACAGTAATGGGTTCAGTTGCTATGATTGAAATGGCTATCTTTAATGAAGCACATGAACGTGGATTAGTAGTACCAGATAAAAAACGGAGAACAGAAAATGCAGATGAAACACAGCAGGCAGCAGGTGCCTTCGTTGCTACGCCCAAAAGAGGCATGCACGAATATGTCGGAGCAGTTGACATTAACTCACTCTATCCCTCGGTCATCAGGGCACTCAACATGGCGGGCGAGACTATTGTTGCCCAAGTTAGACAAACAGTCACAGACCAATACATGAAAGACAAGGGTCTTAGATTAGCACAAGAAAAGAAACGCTATAAAGATGGCGATGATGATGTTACTGGTGCTATTCTATGGGAAGGTTTGTTTGGTGCGTTAGAATATACCTCGATTATGAACCAAGAGCGTGGCACAATGCTTACAGTTGACTACGAAGACGGTCGTAGTGAAGAAATGTCTGCGGCTGAAATATGGAAATTAGTTTTTGATAGTCACAAGCCCTGGATGCTAAGTGCAAATGGTACAATCTTTACATACGAAAAAGAGGGAGTAGTTCCAGGACTATTGAGTCGTTGGTACTCGGATCGTAAAGTAATGCAAAAGAAACTAAAAGAATCAACTACTAATGAAGACCGTGATTATTGGGATAAACGTCAGTTAGTACGTAAAATTTTATTGAACTCTGCATATGGCGCACTATTGAATGAACATTGTCGTTTCTATGACAAGCGCATTGGTCAAAGTGTTACACTGTGTGGACGACAAATTGTTCGTCACATGATGAGCCAAATCAATGAATGTGTTGCAGGTGAATATAGTCACGAAGGCGAAGCAATTGTTTATGGTGATACTGACAGTTGTTATTTCAGCGCATATTCAGTATTGAAGCCACAGATTGATAAAGGTGAATTGGCTTGGGATAAAGATATGTGCATTGGATTATATGATTCAATTGCAGACGAAGCGAATGATAGTTTTCCGGCGTTCATGGAGAAAGCATTTCACTCACCACGAAAGAACGGGGAAATCATTAAAGCTGGTCGTGAACTGATTGGTGACCGTGCTATCTTTATTACAAAGAAACGCTATGCTATCAATATCTTTGATAAAGAAGGTAAGCGCAAAGACAAAGATGGTAACTTGGGTGATGTAAAGGCTATGGGTCTTGATTTGAAACGTGCTGACACACCCAAATACGTACAAGAGTTTTTAATGAACGTATTGAAAATGGTTATTCAACAAGGTAAAGGTCGTGATGAAGTAATCGAAGCCATCAAAACTTTCAAGCGTGAATTGAGTCAACAAGATAGCTGGACTAAAGGCTCACCAAAGTCAGTTAATAAACTAACGATGTACGGTGATAAAGAAGCAAACAGTAAAAAGGGTCGTGAGAACATGCCCGGTCATGTGCGTGGCGCACTGAACTACAACTATCTACGCAAGGTACATGGCGACAACTATAGTCAGAAGATTGTTGATGGTATGAAGGTAGTAGTTTGCAAACTTAAACCCAATCCATTAAACTTTACTTCAATTGCTTACCCAACAGATGAACTACGATTACCTAAATGGTTCACTGAGTTGCCATTTGATGATGAAGCAATGGAACAAACATTAGTAGACGAAAAGATTGATAATTTATTAGGTGTATTAGGTTGGCAACTGCGTGAAAATACAGATATCAAAAGTACATTTGATGAATTGTTTAGCTTCGGGTAAACAGGCATTGACATATGTATTATATTCCATTATAATACACAATAATTATTTTTAAATAACATAAAGGAACACACATGAAAGATATTTTACAAGATTTAATTGCACATACTGCAAACTTGGGATTCATTGAATTAATTAAAGTAAGCGGTACAGACACACAAACAACTATCAATGCTATTGCAGAAGATAAAACTGTTTTAGTAAGTGGGGAATTTAAAAATCCTCATCCAGAGTTTATTGGCACTTTTGGTATGCCTAACTTAAGTAAACTTAAAACTATTGTAAGTTTTGAGGAATACGATGATACATCTATTATTAATGTAACAAATGATAATAAAGATGGCATGAATACACCAGTAGCAATTCATTTTGAAACAAAGGATAAATCATTTGTAAATGATTATCGTTTTATGGCAAAAGCAGTAATTGAAGAAAAAGTTAAAAATGTAACCTACAAAGGTAATGGTTGGGATATTGAATTTGAACCAAGTGTTGCTAGTATTTTGCGTCTTAAAAAGCAAGCAAGTGCTAATAGTGAAGAAAATCATTTTAGAACAGTAGTAGATGGTACAGACCTTAGAGTATATTTTGGTGATCCTTCAACACACAGTGGTAATTTTATTTTCCAATCTAATATTATAGGAAAGATTTCTAGTAAATGGCAATGGCCTGTACAACAAGTATTAAGTATTTTAAATCTTGCTGGTGACAAAACTATTAAGATTACTGACCAGGGTGCTATGCAAATTACAGTAGATAGTGGTCTTGCTACATATTGTTATATGATTCCAGCACAAATAAAATGATTGATGCAATAAGTGTTACAAGTAGATACATGTCTGCTCACGGTGGGCATAGTGCTACATATACAAATAGTATGCCCGGTGCACAGGGTGTGGGTAACATGCGCTATAACACTAAGTTACAAAAAATGGAAGTGTTTGATGGTGCGAATTGGATTATATTGAATTCAACTATTGCTAGTGTTGGGCTTACTGATGAGGCTGAATCATTGCTTGACTGGGCTAGACAAAAACGTAATGAAGAATTAGAACTTGAAATCCTTGCACAAACTAATCCTACTATCAAAGATTTAGTAGAACAACTTAAAGAAAAACAACATCAAATCAAAATGGTTCAAACACTAATCAAAAAAGAAACAACAGTTTAATGGAACAAGATAACTTAACGCAAAAACAAAACCCAGAGTGGGCATTGTTCTTGCCCGCAGTCAGCAGTTTTTATATTAGTGGTTTAGGTAAACAACGTGAAGGTGAAAACTATTTTGACCAAGCACGTATACCCACCGGCTTTAATGGTGATGTAGAGAAACTTAATTTTCTTAATAAGAAAGAGGGACTTTATTATTACAAATGGGGATTGTATAGTGCAGGTCATGCGAACTTAGACGTTACTAAAGATGACCATAATGAAAGTATCATTCGTAAACGTGATCCAGATACATTCATGTTAGGTGATTCAGGTGGTTTCCAGATTTTAAAGGCACAATGGCCTGCTGACTGGAAAGATCCTAATTGTCCTCGCGCCATGAAGAAGCGTCAACAAGTTTTAACTTGGATGGATACGTATATGGATTATGGTATGTGTTTAGATATTCCAAGTCAATCATTGACTACGTTTCATATCAAAGACCCAAAGACAGGTACGAGTGCTCATGGCATCAGTACTATTGAAGAAGCTATCGCTGCCACACATATTAACAATGAATATTTCATTAAGCATAGAAACGGTGAATGTAAATTCTTAAACGTATTGCAAGGTCGTAATCACACTCAAAGTGATGATTGGTATGCTGAGATGAAAAAATATTGCGATCCAAACATCTATCCAGACAATCACTTCAATGGTTGGGCGTTCGGTGGTCAAAATAAAATTGATATCGAATTGATGTTAACACGTATGATAGATATCATACACGATGGATTATTACAAGAAGGCAAACATGATTTGATTCATTGTTTGGGTACAAGCATTTTAGAGTATGCAGTATTGTTTACTGATATTCAAAAAGCAATACGTAAATATCATAACCCAAAACTACAAATTACATTTGATTGTGCTAGCCCATTCTATGGTGCGGCTAAAGGTTTAGCATATTTCAATACTAGCATTGCACATAATAAAAAATGGTCATATAGTATGGAAAAAACTGCGGATGACAAAAGATTTGGTGTACCTCAACAAGGTATGGCAGGCGGTGACCAACGCAAATTCCGTGATGCTGTATTGGCTGAAGGTGTCCACAAAGTCTTTACAGATAGTCCAATTACTGATAAAATGTTACTTAGAGATTTGTGTTATAGAGGTCAAGGCTTCTTAGGACAACATAGTAAAGAAACAAAAACTAGTTGGGATACTTTGAGTTATACATTGATTCAATCACATAATGTTTGGATGCACATGAACGCAGTTCAGGAAGCTAACAGACAATATGAACAAGGTGTAGTACCTAAAATGATTTATCATAAACTACAAGGACCTCAGTTCTTTAGTAATTTAGTAGATGATATTTTTTCAAAGAAAACTAAACACGAATCACTTGACCTGATTCAATACTATTCAGGTTATTGGACACAATTTCAATCAGGCAGTCAAGGTATTAGTGGTAAGAAAACTGTTAATGCTATGACAATGTTTGACAAATTATTTGATGTACAAGAATTTGAGCCAGAAATTGATGAAGAAATACTTGACAGTGATGATGCGATATTAGAAGCATTAGGAGAATAATATGGAACAACAAATACAACAAGCACAATTTGAAAAACGAGTACGTATTGCAAAACATGCAAGACGTATGATTTTTGTAACATTTCAAAAAGAGGGTATTCACATGTACCCTGCGGCGGCAACAGATCCAAAACTCGCAACGGGTGATGAATATGATGTTAGCTTTTTAGGAACTCCACATCGTCACATATTTCATTTTAATGTGGCGATTGAAGTATTTCACAACGATAGGGATATTGAGTTTATTCAATTCAAACGCTGGTTAGAAAACCTCTATAAAGGTGGCACACTTGAATTGAATTACAAAAGTTGTGAAATGATTAGTGACGATTTGTATAACCAAATCGCTACTA